GCTGGTGACAGTAAACCTGTCACCGACCAAAAATATCTGACCCTCATCACGCCCAGTCATGTGGCTAACCAATGTAAGTTCAAGCGTAATCATGCTGCAACTCCCTGCGTTCTTCCATTTCCTTATTGATAGCCGCCATAGCATCGACCATGAACTCACTCGACACCGACCATCGATCCACGCCGCCATCAAGATTGAGGCCAGCAAGAATTAACCGATGCCTAGACGAATTCGACCACTCGTCCTCGCCCATCAATGTGCTGTAATAGTAGCGGCTGACAAACTGACCATACTCTTTAGCCAGATAGGCTTCAGTCTTGTCGCCAGAATTACGCATGATAGCCGCCGCACCAGAGTCCATGTCATAGAACTCGATCAATGGATCATGCACCTTGTCACCAGCATCATCCATGCCGTCTTCCTCACCATAGGTCAGGCAATGATTGAGACCGTACTGATCTCCAATGAATACCATGCGGACGCACCACCGGATCCCACTCTCAGGATCAATAGCTTTGTATGTTACAGACATTCCTCTACTCCTTATCTACAGGGTTGTGCTGATGGATGACATACTCAAACGTATCCCAACTGATGCCGTGATTAGCATCAAAGCCATTAACGATATCGTGCAAGACATCTTCCATCTGCTCTTCAGTCAGCGTGACATCCATCTGCTCACAGACCGACGCCACGTCTTCGAGATACCAGTCGTCCCTGATGAACGGCTTGCCATCTTCGGTATAATCAATATGTGCCATTAGAAATACATCTCTCTTTCTTGGTCTAGACAGGTTTGTAAGTTTTCAAAATAGGACTGATCGTCCGCTTCACAATTCTTTGTGTTGGCCTCATCAACACTCCAATCATTCGTTGTCATAACGTGCCAACTGTTGCATTTTGGGCAGCACTCTTGATGCTGCCCCGCTTGCCAATGGTGGTTACAGTTTCCACAATCCCAGCTTGTCATTAGCAATACATCTCCTTACCAAACACACCCAACTGGATGATGTAGTCATAATCATTAGCGTCCAACTGACCAAGCTCATCGACCGTCAACGCCATGCGCTGGCGGTCTGGATCCAGCAAGTTGATGCCGTCAACAATCACATCAAAGGCTTTGACCTTCTCGACCTCATCTTCATTATGATGAATGACGACATCGAAGTTAGAGTCCACAACATCATAACCAGATTTAAGAACGTGACCGCTCACATGAATGTAATCGACCCAGTAGTTCGATCCACCCTCGAGCGCACCTACCCAGATAGCTTCGGCAATCTCAGCCCACTCATCACGGCTGGGTGAATACTCAACCGTGATTGTTGGATAATATTTCTTAGGCTTGAACAACTCAGCGAATGGCTCCGCTAACATGTCCGAAAAATGGCTGCCTGTTAGATTTGGTTTATCGTTACTCATTATAATCTTAGCCCCCAATCCTTTGCTGTTGTCATATGAGTGTCAGGATCAATAGTCTGAACATGACCTGACCGCTCAAAAATTTCCCAGCTTTCCATGTTCTCTATCGTGCGCTTGAACTGCTCAATCACTTCATCCGGCGTGACCCTGTCAGGATCAGCCTCGAAAGAAGGAACCGAAAACATGAAATCAAAGTCGTGTATATAAACTGGCTTACTCATTATTCATTCTCCCATTACATAAACTAGATCGAAGTCCGTGAATTCAACTAAACCCTCACGCCAATCTGTCTCATCGTATGGCGTCCAGTCTTCCGATCTGTCACGATTGATTTCTTCAAGAACCTCTGCCATAGACCATATATACTCAAGGCCAGTGTCACGCTCCCGAACCGTGATTGATAAAACGCTCATTCTACTGCCCACCCTTCTTCTACCAATTGCATCGCAACTTGATCCACGAACCTTGGCTCTACCACCAAGGCATTACCCCAACGAATGTGAAAGTCTTCACAACTCTCACACGCCTGATCCAGATTTTCTCTGGCATCGCCAGTTAATGGCTGGCACAACCAGATCGAACCGTGATCCTCGAACCTGTAGTCTACCTGTTGCATGACTGCTCCTCTGTGTTATATTCAGTTATCTTATATGATGTTGTCTCATGAATCATATATGACCGTCAAGTAAAAAAAGATAAGAACCATGCCCTATATAGTTTTCCCACCATTTTTTGAAAAATATTTTTTTTTTTTGAAAAATGGTGTAACAGCGTAACAAGCGTAACACCCACTGATTTTATTAAGAAAATCCTGTTACAAATGTTACAAATGTTACACTTTCAGGGGCTATAAAGTGGGACGCGAGATTGTTTTTGATTTTTGATAACTGAAAAATGGTGGGAAACTACTATGGAAGATAAACCAAAGAACAAAGGCGGTAGGCCAGCCGGACTGACAAACCGTCAGCGAGAGTTTGCAAAGTATGTGGTCGAGGGCATCTATTCAAACGCTGAGTGTGCGCGGAAGGCTGGCTATGCTGAAGACAGTGCCAACACCCAAGCTTCAAAGCTTCTGAACGGCAGAGACTTTCCTGAAGTTGTCGAGCTTGTCAAAGAAATGCGCGAGGCTCGAGAGCGTAGGTATAAGGTCACACTGACTGGACAACTCAAACGGCTGGAAGAATTATCGAAAGGCGCGGAAGACTCTGGTCAATTCAGCGCGGCAATTAACGCTGAAAAAATACGCTCCGCTCTGGGTGGCTTGACCATCGATCGTCGAGAGCAGAACCACGTCCACCAGCTTGACCAACTGAGCCGCGATGAAATCACCGCCAGACTTGCCGCTATCCGCAAACAGTATCCGGCTGCATTCGATGATATGAAGAGGGTTGAAGATGCCAAGCACAGAGAAGAACCTGTCCAACTTATTGAAGCAGAGTTTACCGAAAAAGAGCCATTATCAAAGGATTGAAAACCGCGCTGGCGAGGGCATGCCGGACGTGTATATCTGCCTGTCAGGTGTGCCTGTATGGGTTGAGTTAAAAATAGTTAAAAGCAACAAGGTTTCGGTGTCAAAGTCCCAGATAGCGTGGCATTTGGCTCATACTCGATGCAAAGGCGCAAGTTTTTTCTTGCTATATGACCCCTCGACCAGCGATGTATTTTTGTTTGGCGGGGATAAAGTGCTGGAGATCCAAGGTTCGAGGCTCGATGACCTGCGTCCTGCGGCCTTGTATATAGGTAAGATGGACGGTTTGCCCTGCGTCCTGCGTCCTGCGGCTCTCGATATGTGGGGATGGTGACCTGCGCACGAAAAAAGCCCGACTCAATTGAGTCGGGCTTTTTATCAAGATGCGTCCACAGGGTCATTGTGGTTAAAGGTAGTTGAGTGATGCCCACTCAAACTTTCGTAGCCTGAACCGTTGCGAACCTCGCCACCTGTTAAAGTTGGTGATGAGTAGTAAACATGGCGGTTGCCATACATACCAGCGTCTCGAACTGAGTGGATCGTGACCTCGTTTTCTTCCATCCACTTTTTGCATTCTGCGTTCATAGACACATGATATGGACTGACTGAAAATCGTTTATGATAAGACATAATAATTCCCCTTTCGCTGAGCACAGAAGCCCAGCGCATGAATAGCGTTATTTACACAGTTAGAAATAGCGCGGTTGACCCCGCGAAACACGGGGGATGGGCACAATGCCCAGATAAATAGTATCACAATATAAGATATCATCAAACAAATAATTCCTGCGGCCTGCGCCCTAGTATCGATGCCCTGCGCCCTGCGCCCTGCGCCCTATGATGTAGGATCGAGGCGCAAAAAATTTACCCCGGCCAGCATAGCTGGCCGGGGCTAGGGGAAACCTAGTGTTTGTGGTAGGAAACAGTCTTAACATTCTTGTCCCAACATGCGCGACACTCGCCGCATTTACCTTGCTGAGTAGGCGCGGGGCATTCGTGCCCGATAGCGTCTATTGATTTGACCACCGCGCTTGAATGCGCCCAGCTTTCGGGCGGGGCTTGATCAACCATTGTTGCGCTATACCGGATAACCAAATTATCGGGAAGCTTGCGCCCATATTGCTTGATAGTTTCGAGCCATATCGCCCGCTCTTTTGTCGGTATCCAGTGACGCTTGCCCGGTGTTGCCTCAACAACATCCAGAATATTCAGAGCCATTCTTACCGATTGCACGTCGCCACTATCAAACCAGCGGAAATATTCAGACCGGGTTTTATTTAACAGGCCGATCATGCGCGGGACAAAATCGATAGAGTCAAAAAATTCTTTACGCTCTTCCATTTTGTTGATCACGTTTGGCATGCGATACATGCCCTTACGCGCATAGCAATCATGACAGACTGAGCCGGGTATTTTTGAAAGCTTTTCGCCAGTCTGGCAATCGAAGGCGGACAGGCTAATAGACTTGCCCGGCATTTTAGATACATTTGATAACATGATAATCCCCTATCATTGGTTAGCGTTGTGATTATTTTAAACAGATTTATCCAATAATCAAATAAATAATTTACTCTATAAATCCTGCGGCCTGCGGCCTGCGTCTCTATATATAAAAAGAGCGCCCCAGATCCTAGGATCTGGGACGAAGTAGCCCGGACGGCATGCGTTCCGTCCGGGCTGGGAGATTATTCCCATTCAATGCCGTTCCAGTTTTCTTGATCTTCAACGACGATCTGACCGTCATCTATCATGGCATAAAGACCAGCTTCGCCCTCGCTTAAAATCCACTGAAAAGCATCACACTGGTCGGACGGTACATGTACCGTCCAGCCTTTTTTTGTTCTTTTAATTGTCACCTGACCCATTACAGCACCTCCGACAATTCGTAATCCCACGCATCCTCGTTGGCGCAATTCAGCGCCTCGAGCGGATGCAGGCCATCCTCGTAATAGTCGCGCCAGCATGCGTCCGCCAGATCATGGATACCCAGCCCTACCTTGATTGTTAGTAGGCGATTGCATTCTTTTTCAAACTGTTCATATGACATGGTTATTTCCTCATATGCTCATTAAGAATGATTACCGATCCGGCTAGGATCAAAAACGCTGTGATGAAACC